GCCGGCGGGGTTTCTGATGCCTGCTCCAGCATCACCTTGAAGTTTTCGAGCTGTGTCCGATCGGTCGCGCTCTTGGCGTTTGCCATGTTGGCCTCGACCCGCGAGAGGATCTCCTTGAGCGTCGCGTCAGCCGCGGCGGCGATGTTTTGCGCCTGTGCTGTCGACTTCTGGGCGTCGGCCTGCGTCTTGGCGGTCTTGGCCTGGGTGAGTCCGCTCTCGATGCCGGAGGCTTCGGACTGCGCCTTGCGCATCCCTTCGATGATTGCCATGGCTTCTTTCTCGGGAAGCACGCGGTCGATAGGCAGGTCGCGTGCTTTGAGGCGGTCGATGAGGATGCCGTACTTGTTGAGCATCGCCTTCTCCTCAGGGTCGAGGGTCTGCATGAACTGGTCGAGGGCGGCGCCGCGCACTTCCTTGGAGACGAGGGAGAGGTTCCCCTTGGCCCGCACCTGGAAGTCGCCTTTGAGTTCTTCGCGCTCGTTGAACTCCATGTTCCAGGAGAGGAAGGAGCCGATCAGGCTGGTGGTGAATCGGTCGAAGGCACGAACGTCGTCCTTGGTGACCATGTTGGCTCCGCCCATCATCATGCTCATGTTGCTGCTGGTGCGGAAGGCTTCGCCCAACGGCTGCTGCATCCCGCCGGTAAGGAACGCTGGCAGGTTGCTCTCGACATCGAGCTGATCGCGGTTCATCTTTGCGATGTTCATGATCTCGGTGGTGTGGTTGGGGACAAAGATGGCGCGTACTGCCGGAGCCGATGCCTCCACCCCCTGACCTTCCCGGGCGATCGCCATGAAGGAGTGGATGGCGTCGATGGTCTTGCGCCCCTGAGGGAGGAGGTCGGTATTGTACTCGAAGATCGGCCCGGCGGTCGCCGCCATGTTGTCCATCAGAGCCCGAGTGCTGGCGCAGATGCTCATCTGCGAGTCCCGCACGTCCTCCGGCAGGCCGACACCGGTGAGCCCTGCATCCTCGTCCTCGGAAGGGATATAGGCGTGGTACATATCCGACGGCAGCTCTCCGAAGGGAGCGACCTCTGCCTTGATGACGATGTTGTCGACCAGCCACACGTCGGCCAGCACGTCCTCGTGGAGCTCGGAGTCCTTGACCAGGATGCCTGCGGCCTGCAGGTCATGAGCGGAGACGAAGCCGAACCATCGGAACGCCTCGTACCGCCGGCGGTTGCGCTCGATGAGGTTCGTCGTGTCAGTGACCGCATGAAGCTCCGTCTCGTAGGTCCGGGTCTTGTAGTTCCCTGCCGTGTTGTTCTTGAGGTACTCCTTGATCACCTCACCCCGGAAGTCGTCGCGCTTGGCGAGGGCTTTGAAGTCGTGGCGGGTGAGGACAACACGCTCGAAGAGGCCTTCCTGCTCGTCCCACGACAGGGCCGAGAGGTCGGGGTAGAGGTTCCACATGCGCACGTACTCGGGGTAGGGTCGCTTGAGGGTCTTGGTGACCGCCTCGTAGACGCCGGTGACTTTGTTCTTCTCCCAGATGCGCTCCTCGAGGTTGCGGACCTGCGGCGAGCGAGCGACACCGCAACCGTAGATGGTCCCAGAGCGCACGACGCGCTTGGCGAGATGCGGGTAGTCCGTCTTCTTGTCGGCGAGCTGGTCAGCAATCTCGTCCTGCATGGCGTTCTTGCGCTGTTCGGCGAACACCTTGACGGCGCGTTCGATCTGCTCGGAGGTCACAAGATCCGGAGGCCGCTGCTCCTGCTGTGCCTTCGCCACCTCCTCTTGTTCAAGACCTGCGATGATCTCCTTCAGGTTCTCCTCGGGGATGGACGGGATCGGAGAGACGGAGAGTTCCCAGTTATTCTCCTGGCTCGGGAACATCATCTCCATCATCTTAGCCACCTTCCCCTTGACCTTCACCCGGGTGTCGCCCGGATAGACGTGGGAGCGCTCGGGCGGGATGCAGGCCAGGACTTCGGGGTCGTACTGCCGAAGGTATTGTCGAAGATTCTTAACCCACTGCGTCTCGACCGGCTGCCGGTCCTTCTCGTACTGGTCAAACCGCCCGCGCAGCATGACCCCCAAGTTCTTCATGTTGTCGAATGACAGGTCCATCAGTACCCCTCCAGTTGCGCCGGACGATACGCCGGACGCGCGGTAAATCCTGAGCCGTTATTGGTCACACGCAAAAAATCAGAAGCGTCGTACTTCCCGCTGAGGATATACATATTTGAGTACTGATCTGCTTCAACGATATGTGAGAAGGTCCCGGCCTCTCCGGTCTTTTGCGGCTGGTCCGAGAAACCTCCTGTTGAGCGTATTTTCGGATAACGGTACTTGCTCCGATACCCCTCGATCAGACGTTTGCAGGACGGGTCGATGAGGTATAGGGGCTCCCCTTCAGGGAAACGCACGAACATCTGCTCCGATGCCTGAATGCGCACCTTGGGGTCGTTGGTGTGCGCGGTCTTGACGGTCCCACCCACATCAGCGAACGCCTTCTTGAGTTCTTTGAACGCCGACGTCTCGTCCCCATCTCCTCGCCGGGTCGCCGCCGGGTCGCCGATAAATACGAGGGGGTTCAGGGGGAAGTAGTTGCGAACCATCGGCTGCACGTATGTCTTGATGCACCGCTCCATGCCCATGTCGAAGGCGGATATCTCCCGCAGGACGCGAATGCGCCCATCGAGGCCATACTGTTTGAAGCTCATCGCCGGGGTAAGGCCTGTGTCGAATCCGATCAAAACAGGGAGGAACGGGTCGATCTCGAGCGGGACCGGGGAGACGTGCTTTTCGGGCTTGAAGCTGTTGGCGTACACCGGCTTTCCGGCCTGGCTGGGCGAGTACAGGCCGTGAATGTACGTGTCGACCCACGCCTTCGTCTTGCCTTTGGCGAGGTCTTCGTAGTAGTTGGGGCGCAGGTTTTCTTTGTTCTCCGCAAGCTCCGATGTGCCTGAGGGTTGTCGGAAGCTGGCACAGCCCATAATCGAGTTTTCGTTATCCTCCTCGAGAGGCAGGCCCTCAGCGATTTTATACCACAGGCTGTCAATCTCCGGCGGGTTCGTGTCTGCCAAGAGCCCGCACCAGTAGACAGGGACATCGTCTCGTTTTGGGAAGCGCCCGATACGGCCCATTATCGCCTGAACGATCTCCAGAGGCATTTCTCGTGCTTCGTTCAGCCATGCGATCGTCCCCTCAAGCGACAGTACTCGCTGGACGTCCTCCGGGGAGTCGAGAGGGCGAAACAGTATGTCGGCCGCCACATCGTTAAAGCGCATCTCAAAAGTCATCTCTGACTCTTTCCACCGACCCAGCAGGCCGGGCTTGACCCAGTCCAAGAATGTCTTGACTGTGGTGTCCTTGAGTTGCTGCCGCGTATTTCTAACAATAATGACCCTGGATCTGCGTACTCCATCCGGACCGGCCGGCATTTCTATGCACCGACGGAGGATTTCCATGACGCAGCCGACTGATTTTCCGCCGCCAATCGGCCCCTGGAGGAGTCGAAAAAAGTCATTGCTCTGCATAAACTGCGAGATCGTTGGATGTGCTGTGTAGGTGATGTCGACGACCGGCACTAGACCCCACCCTTCCCGGAGGAGCTGGTCTTCTTGTCATAGGAGCGGTAGGCTCCGAGCCCGAGCATCCCGATAAGCACCTGCATGGTGATTGTGGTGTCGATGACCGGGAATACGACAACCGACCCGAAGAGCCGCGCAACCCAGGTCATGAAGGGTTCGAGGACTGCGACGTAGGCCAGCGCGAAACCGCACGTCCAGCCGATGAAGGGCCGCCAGCCGGCGACAAAGATCTTCTCGCTCTTGGCCTCCTCGAGGTTGATGGTGGTCTGCGCCGTCATGGCGGCGTTCTCCAACTCCATGAGCTTCTGCGTGATCTCCGCCTGCTTGTCGGCCGGCAGGTCGCCGGTGATGGCTTCACGAATATCCTTGGCGAGTTTGCCTACACCCCCAAGAAGGCCTCCGACTGCGCCGCTTGAAATGTCTGTCAAAAAACCCATGGCCTGCCTCCTAGTCTGCAAGTTCGATGTGCGGGCGGTCCTTGAAGCTGTGCTCCAGGGTGTTGAAGTCTCCGTCCCAGTCCGCTCCCAGCCGTAGCTTGATGCCGAGCACGGCGGCGGCGCCGAAGAAAACGCCTGCAAGAAGGGTGAAGGCCTCGGTATCGTTCCAGTTGATCGGGTAAGGGGCGACGTCCATCGCCTTCGAGGGGAGCGTGTTGTGCTTGCCGTTGGGGAACTTTACCTGCGAGAGCCCTTTAGCGACCGCCGCGTCCTGGTCCGCCTGGTTGCGGTAGCCGCAGGTAATCGAGAAGTCGACGTGCTTAATCACCTCGTCCACCAGGCGCTTGAGGTCCGGGTGAAGGGTGGCACGCTGTGTCAGTGAGGATGTTCCGAACTTCGGCATGCCTACCCCCGCGCCAGAACGTAGAGTGCAACCCCGGTCGTGATCAGGGTGCAGATGATGGGTATCGCCAAGACCACCCGCAACGACCCGTCGAACTTGGTCTGCCAGTCGCGCAGGGTGCTGATGTTGATGTCGTGGGTGCGGATGTCCCCGAAGGCGCGGTTAACGTCGCGCTCGAGTTGGTCCATTTTCTGCTGCCGGACAGCGTCGGCAACGAGGATGGTGTGCAACTCGCCGATGAAGGTGTCCATCTTGTTGAATACTTTTGACACGAGACTCTCGAAGCGTAGAAAGTCGTCCTCGTGAAAGCAGTCATGGTCCTGGGGTTGTTTTCTCGGGTCGGCCA